GTCTCAAATGATGTAAATTTATGTTGCATTTGTGAAAAATATGACAACATGGGAGGTGATGGTTTTAAAGATTATATCTATGACCTTATCAGTGAAGCGGAAGAAATTGCCAATGAATACTATGAATATGCCGTAAAAGATAGCCACCTGACATTAGATTTTGACATTGACATTATGTGTTCGGAAAAAGATTACGGATTAATGTCTTCTTATATGCCACAATGGTTGCCTTATAAGAAATATTATAAAGGTGATAAAGTTTATTATGATGGAAAAATATGGATTTGCACGGCAGAAACAACAGGAAGATTTGATGACAAGGAACATAGAGTAGTTTTTGATAAAGATAGTTTTAAAGAATATTCTTATTCCATTGACGATGACACTTCACAAGATAAAATTAAAGGACAAACAGATTCCAAATTATGTGATTTAAGACGTATTGCTACATATAGGAATGAGGATAATGAGGCAGAAGTGCCTGAAAGTGGATATGATTGGCTTTTCTATTACAGAAAGGGAAATGTCGTAAATGTGAACACTCTTACCGATGAGGATGGCAACATTCTGTCTTATGAGAAGGCTAAAGACGGAATAATGGAAGCAGCGGAAGATGGAAGTGATTTATTAGCTTATGGTGATGTTATAACTGATATAATTCTTAATACGGCAAAAAGGACAATACAATTTGAATATGTACAAGGTGTGCGTTTGGGATGTAGTAATAAAGAAACCGATGGTGAAAAAATCATATGGAGGGAACTTGAACCATTATTAGAAGATAGTTACGAAGGAATCAAATATACCGAAATTTACACTTACAATGAAGGAAGTGATTTGGAAAATTTCAAAGAGGAAAAGGATGTTGAAACAGGAAAAACAATATATAATTTTAGTAACGGTATGTATGTACGCAATGATGATTCAGAGGACATAAAAACAACTTCTGAATTTGAAGAACTTCCCTATTATGAACAAGACAACTATACACCAATAAAATATAAATTTGAAGATTATATTACTGGAAAGTGTGACATTGCATTAAAGAATTACAAATTTGAATTTGTCACAAGTAATAACACAATAACACATGAAAAGGTAATAGGTAATCAAGAAGCAAATATTGTTTCAATTTTGACTGATTTTAATATTTATAGAAAGAACAATTATGACAATTACATGAATAGTGAAAACATACGTTATGATTTTTATAATGGTATAAGTTATTCACCTTCAGTGAAGCATGATGTCAACATAAACAGAGGTAGTACTGCTGTTTTTCAGAAACATATTGCATTGAGCGAGATAAAAACCTTAGATGATTTAACGGAATATAAAAACGGTTCGTTCTTTAAAATAAGCAAGACTTAAAGTTGATTTTGAATATCAAATCGTTATTTTTATAAAAATAGAAACTGAATATGAACAATACATACGGAAATATCAAAAGTGCTGTCATTGACCCTGAAAGGGATGTTGAAATATTTTATTATTACAGACCTACAATGAACAGTGAAGACGTTAATTACAGGGATTTCAATAAAATTGAAGAAGTGACAAGTGTATTGAACACGGTAAACATATCAGAGCAATCTCTTAATTCCAATAGTGAAATGTTCCCTGATAGAACTTTGCCTGGTATGTACAAACTCTCACTCCCTGTTGATATTTTCGGCAGAAAGGGTTTCTATACTATTTTTATAAGACCGAAGGAGATATATTGCACGATAAAAGACGTTGGTGCATTAGGTGCATATCCTGATGTGACAGGAATTGTGCTTGATATGAATGAAATAGTCAATAATAGGGCATTATTCGGAAATGATAATTTGACAGGATACCGTGTTGAGTATTTACAGACTGATGGTAACGGTTTGAAACGTCAAGATTATTATCGCCTTATCACAAGTAGCAATTTTGCCGAACCAATATCACAGAATTTGGTTTCCTCAAATGCAACTTCTAATGCATACAGATTTAACGAGAGTGGTTCGTTGGTTTTTTTAACACTTACACCAAGTACAAGTCCTAGTTTTATGGCGAACGCCAAACCTTATATTGGTGTGCCAAATCAACAGATTATAATAAGTAACACAAAATTTGACCCTGTTTGTGTGAGAATTGAAATATGTGAAAATGATTTTGATACAATCGCAACATCAATAGACGGTAATCAGATAAGGTCATTGGATAATGGTTTGCTTACGACTTATAATAGTGATTATGAGATTTATAAGCAATGGGAATTCTACACACTTAAAGACAACTACAACAAGAATGCCAAGTATGAAGTCAAAGCGCAGCGTACTGATAATATTGACAATTCTGTTGATGCTACAAATGTTTTCGCACAATAAATGACAATGTTTCTGATAAAAAATAATGGCACAATATACAAAACATAACAGTAATTACATTAAAACAACCAGACACAGTTTCCTCAAAGATGGTTCTACTATTTTTGAGAGGGATTGGGTTACTATTGGTAGTCAGTTACATTTTGGCGCTGACAAAATACCGTATTATAACAATGGTAATTTTATATTTACCACAAGTCCTACTCCATTTTATCAAAAAAAGCATAAAAACGGGGTTACGGTTGCAACATGGACATATGATGATGTCGGTGAAGCAACCAATACGGTTAATGGAATAAATATTGATGAATATACCGAAGATATACGCAGTTTTGTATATTATGGGTCATGTGTTGAATTAGTACGCACAAGTATTGAAAATATAATAAAGACATTTCCCGCCAATATAACATTAACACAAGAAAGATTGCCTATTCCACCTTCTGAAGAAGAGGGTTCTTATACATACTTGGAAGGATATGTTTTGAATAATCCTTTCCAATTGGATTTATACACGACACAAGTAACACCTTCGGAGACAGAAAACAAACTTAAATACCTTTCTTATTCATTTGGTGATTACCTTATAAATGGTGAGGAAATAACGACTTATGAAATAAGTGAATGGCTTGGTGATAAAGAATGTCCTAATAATGACCAATATTATATGTCAAAATCACCTGTTTTAATCGTTACGATAAATGGCACGTATATATTGAAAGGATATAAAGTTGATGAAGATATCGTTTTCTGCTATGATGGTGAAGGATTAGAAATAACTCCAAAACAAAATTTAATAGAAGATTATTTTAAAAGTCTTAAAGGTTTTGAAAAGTGTCTTTTAAACAGAAAGAGTAATCCTTTATATTCTAATAAGTTCAAGACACCTATTGAACATGAAACAGGCATTGTATATTATAATAGGACATATACTTGGCCAAGTAATGGATATTGTTTGGACATAACTTCTCCTTTATATTTTGATTTCCTTAACAAACTAACAGAAACGGCAGAACTGTTCGATGAGTTATGGACTGATAATATGTGGAGAAGAATGACCCATGAAGCAATTAAGAATTATGACTGGACTTATTCAAAAGAATTTAGCGAAGGTGAGGAAGAAGACAATGTTGAGGGTGGTGAAAGAATGCATAAAGTCATCAACATTATCGGAAGAGTGTTTGACGACATAAAGCATTATATTGACAAAATTAAGAAAAACAATACAATAACATATAATGGTGATAACAATATTCCAAATGCACTTATAAGTGACAAGTTGGATTTAATGGGTTGGGACGTATATTCTACAATTCCATTATATGTGGAAGAAGGGAAAACAATATCGGCTTCAAATGAGAAAATTGTGAATTACGATGTTGAGTGGTATCCTACAATGAACAAATCGGAATTGACTTTTGCCGATGTTGATATAGACTTCATGCGCCGACTTATTCTGTCTTCAAAGAGAATTATGCAGACTAAGGGTACAATCAACGCCATAGATATGGTAATGGGTATGTTTGGATATGGAGAAGAAGATTATACAATAACAGAAGAGTATTATATCACAAAGCCGAGAAGATATGATGAAGAGGTGGAAGGAGAAGAAGGTACTGACCCTCTTTCATTTGGTGACAGAATAGTTCAGTTAAATTATAACAAAAATATAGATTTATTGTATGATGACGACGTTTCTGGAATACCTGTGGGTTCTTTTATAAAACAAGAAAGTACAGACCCGCAAGTGCTTGAAAATGTTGTTTATCTTATTCCTTATTATGATAACAATAGAATGTATGATGGGGATTTATACTTTCAAAGCAAGGGCGGTTGGAAATACAACGGTGATATTGATGAAGACGGGAAACCAGTAAGCGATTATGCTTGGGAAGAAACAGTGTCTTATTTACATGTGGTTTCAACTGTGGGTGACTTA